AGTGATGTATATAGTCTTAGCCAAAAGGCAGCAACGATAGCAGCGTTCCAAAATTTAGGTGATACTGTTTCTGGAGATGCAGCAACATACTTAAATGGTGTATCGTCTGCGGCTTCGACTGTTGCTACATTGTTTAAATTATTAAATGATATAATTTACAGCGGTTCAGACGAAGGTACTAGATGTGCTGCTGAGAGTAGAAATACTCATCATGCAATCCTACAGATTGAAAGAAACAGAGACTATATTGTTTCTGAAATTAATGCATACATCGCTGACACTTACTCCGATACTGTAACTGCTTCAGCGGCATCAGGAAATGTATTCACGATAAGTGATACATCATGGATGCAAAGAAATACTGCAATTAGATTTACAGGAACTACGTTTGGTGGAGTTGAAACAGCAGTTACATACTATGTACAGGATGTGATTAGTGCGACTCAATTTACAGTAGCGACAACTAGATATGCTACTACAGCAACAACACTTACAAACGCATCAGGCTCAATGGGTGTTGCTATGTATTACAGCACAACACTTTGCCAAAGAGATGTTAATGAATATCTAAATGCTCTTAAATGGGATTTATACTACACAGCAAACTATAAATCACTTTATGCAGCAAGATACTATGCTAATGCCGTAACAGGTTCATTAGAATCAGACATGTTCTATCTAAGAGATGCTACAGGCTTAAGAGATTGTACTCTAGAAGGACTAACTGGAGATTTATTAGCAGCAAACACATACGGAACTTCAAGAGTTTCAGCAGGTGCTTATGCTTCACTTGATCCAGGTTGGGGACCAGAAGACTACAGAGCATGGATTATTACACGTTCTCCATACATTCAAGGTGTTACCACAATCGGTACCGCTTGTGTTGGTCAAAAAATTGATGGAGCATTACATAATGGTGGTAATGACTCAATGGTGTCAAATGACTTTACTCAGGTATTGAGTGATGGTATTGGTGCTTGGGTTACTAACAATGGTAGAGCGGAACTAGTTTCAGTATTCACATACTATAACCACATTGGTTATCTAGCAGAAGCAGGTGGTAGAATACGTGGTACTAACGGTAACTGTTCATACGGTGACTTTGGTGCTGTTGCAGAAGGAGTTGATGCTTCTGAAACACCAAATAGTGCTGTTATAGATAACATCTTCCAATACAAGGCAACAGTTGGATCAGTTCAAACAAATGACAGTAAGATATTCCAGTTTGAATACTTAAACGCTGGTATAGATTACACAACAGCGACATGGACCGTAACAGGTGGTGGTATTAACGCTGAGGTTGAACAGGATGACATCCGTGATGATGCCGTGCATAGCGTAAGATTATTAGATCTTGGTGATGATTCTTCAGGACAGTTTGGTGGAGAAGGTTATTTAACTAAAACTGGTACTGCACAGAATGGTACAACAACTTCAATAACACTTTCAGCAACTGACGATCAATTGACAGGTGCATACGTTGGTATGAAAGTTATCATAACTGGCGGAGCAGGTGCAGGACAATACGCTATTGTTTCAGCATACAATGCTGGTAGCAAGATAGCAAGTGTTGAAAGAGAATCAGACGGAGTAGCGGGTTGGGATCACATGGAAGGCGCATTTGATATTGTGGCACCAGATGGATCCAGTGTTTATATACTTGAACCTGCTATAAGTTTCACAGCACCGACTACGAGTTCGACAACATACACAAACTTACCAGCAAGTGCTGTATGGACTGATGTTGTTTATGGTGACACTACTGGAGTATATACTCCAAGTTACACATATGGCGGAAGCGGAACTTCTGCATCGTTCTCTGTTGTTAGAAACGGTACAAAATATTCAGTTTCAGTTGCAGCAGCAGGTACTGGTTACACAAGACTAGAAACAATTACTATTCCAGGAACACAACTTGGTGGTACTTCAACAGATAATGATTTAACACTAACAATTACAGCAATCAATGCCAGCGGCGGAATTCTTGATGTAGATCAAGTAGGATATGGCGCAGGTGGAGTTTATGTTGCTGTTGCTTCAGGAAGCGATCAGACAGCATACAGTTCAAACGGAACAACATGGACACTGGCATCACTTCCAAGTTCAGGAACATGGACAGCAATTGCACACGGACTAGTTGATGATGGTTCAACAATTGCTAAAGTATCAAGATTTGTTGCAGTTAAAAGCGGAAGCTCAGCAGCAGCGTACTCCGATGACGGTGGCGCTACTTGGACTGCAACTACATTGCCAGCAAGTGCTGCATGGTCTTCAATTACATATGGTGAAGGAAGATGGGTAGCAATTGCAAGTGATAGTACAACCGTTGCAATCACACAGGACGGCGAAGTTTGGGATATTCAAGGAACACTACAAAGCACAGGTTTCGTTGATATTGCATATGGTAAAGGACTGTTTGTTGCAGTTAAACCAGGTGCATCAACAGGAGCAGTTAATAAGAGTACTGATGGTGTTACATGGACGGCACAAGATCTTGGAACTTCCGCAACTTGGAACAGCGTTGGATACGGTAAGAACACATTCGTTATAGTTGCTACCGATTCCAATAGTGGTTACGCAAGTGCTGATGCAGCAGATTGGAACTCCGTAACTATTGGTTCTCCAGACGGTTCAACAACTGCTGGATATCAAAATGTTAGATATGGACAGGGTGTATTCCTTGTAACTGCATATCAATCAGGCGTACAAGATTACAGTTACGTTGCTAAATCAGAAAATGGTATTTACTGGACCATAGAAGGTATTGCTGGACCTGCAAACGGTATCAGCGGACACAATGCACTGGCATTTGGTAATCCAGACAGAACAGGACAGTGGGTACTTCTTGAAAAAGATAGTGGTAACATTAATGCAAATGTTAAAACTGGTTGTACAGCAAGAGCTAGATCATTCATTGCATCAGGCAAGATATTTGCAATTAGAATCACTGATCCAGGATCAGGTTACACATCAACACCAACTATGACTGTTGTTGATCCTAACAATCTTTATGATCCACCACATACCGTAAGAACAGGAAGCGGTGTATTGGCACAACCTTCGTTTAAAAACAGAGGAGTACAATACACAACAGGTTCTGCAGAAATTAATACAGGAGACGGTTATGCAGACTTCTATCAAAACACTGCATTCGTTGCTGTAAGAAGAATTACATCAGCACCTGTAGCAGGATCAAACGTTGTGTTTAGTCACTTACCATCTAGCGTGTTTAAACTGGTTAGTGTTCTTACACTAAGGGGAAGCAATGACGGTTCTTACACTGCATTCTTCCAAGTCAGTCCTGAATTTACAATTGCACAATCACCTGAACATTTAACAGGTGTAACAACTAGAATTAGATATTCTCAGGTGCGTTTAACAGGACATGACTTCCTAGATATTGGTACTGGTAACTTAACAGAAACCAACTACCCAGGAACACCTACACAGGATCCAATACCTGCAAATGAAACCGCTGAAAATAACGGTGGTAGGGTATTCTTTACATCAACAGACCAAGACGGTAACTTTAGAGTTGGTGACTTGTTCAGTGTTGAACAGAGTACTGGTGTTGCTACCTTGAATGCTGATGCATTTAATATTTCTGGACTACAAGAAATTAGTTTGGGAGAGGTAACACTTGGCGGTGGTTCTGCAACAATTACGGAATTCTCAACAGATCCGTTCTTTACAGCAGATTCAGATAGCATTATTCCTACGCAACGTGCTATCAAGGCTTACATTGCTTCACAAATTGGTGGTGGTGGTGCTAGCCTTAACGTAAATAGCGTTACAGCAGGTTCGATAGTTATTAATAGTAACCAGATTACTACGACAGGCGTCGGATCGATAAAAATGAATGCTAGATTCTACTTCACTGGCGGAGTCACTGGAGCACCACTAGCATTTAACTACTTTTTAGTATAACAAATATGGAGGAAAACTAAAATGGCAACAGGAAGACTAGGAACAGCAAACTTGTCGGCAACGACCAACACTGTTCTATATACCTGCCCAGCGAGCACATTTGCAGTTGCTTCTGTGAGTCTTTGTAACAGAAATGCTACATCGATCACTGTAAGAATTGCAGTAACTTCTGCGGCAAGTCCAGCAAGCGATGAATACCTTGAATATGATACTACACTATTAGCAAATGGTGTTTTAGAAAGAACGGGTCTTGTATTAGATGCTGCAAAAAACATTGTTGTTTATTCAAGCTCAGCAAACGTAAGTGCTGTAGCAATGGGTATTGAAACATCAACTGCATAAGGAAATTAGATAATGCCACGTAAAATTTCAGTAGGTACAGCCGGAGGTTACACACTAGGTGATGTAAGTCTTGTAGGTCCTGAATTAGGATCAGCAAGAGCAAATCAAAATTTAGTGTTGGATGCCAATGGTACTGGAGATATTACAACCAGTGCTCAGTTAAGAGTAACCGGCGGTAATGCTTCATCAAGTTCAATCACAGGAGACATGATTGTGTCGGGTGGTGTTGGACTTGGAGGAAATTTATATGTGGGAGGTTCAGTAAACTTAGGTGGTGGATCAGGTTTTAACGGTACTGCTATTGGAGGAACTTCAACAGGAGTATTTACGGCTCTAACAACAACCGCAACTAGTACATTGGCAGAAACGACTGAGATTACAAACGCAAAAATATCAAGTGTGGGAATCATTACACATGATTTCACTGAAGGTAACACCTGGGTACATAGCATTATTTCTGGAAATTTTACAGCAAATTTTACAAATGTGCCAACTACTAACAATAGACAATATACAATGAACCTTGTTTTATTACAAGGAGCCACTCCATATTTGGCAAATGGTGTTCAGATTGATGGCGTTACACAAACTATTAGATGGGCTGCTTATGGTGCTCCGACACCCAATGCGAATAGGTACGAGGAAGTAACTTTCTTATTAGTAAGAGTTGCATCTAGTTGGGAAGTTTTTGGATCATTGGCAACACATGGATAAACATAAATACGTGTAGAGGAACATAAAAATGGGAAGAAGAGTATTAAATAGTCAAGGTGCAGTTGCTGGAACGTTAAGTATTACCGGTAACACCATCGCAACAACTGAAACTAATGCTGATCTAGTTTTAAACCCTAATGGTACGGGTGATGTAACTACAGCAGATCAAGTAAGAGTTACAAATTCAACAGCAAGTACAAATGCTACTAGTGGTGCATTAATCATTACTGGCGGTATGGGAGTTGCCGGAGACCTCTACCTCGGTGGCGCCCTTAACGGTGGAACACTTGATAATCTTACCATTGGTTCAGTTACTCCTGCAGCAGGCACATTTTCTTCATTAACGGTGAATGGCCTAGCAACATTTTCAGAATTTGCTGAAGTTGTTGCTACTAAAACAGGTGCAACGGGTGTAATAACACACGATTTTACAGAGTCAAACATTTGGTATCATAGTTCAATGAGTGCAAACTTTACAATGAACTTAACCAATGTTCCAACCACTGACAACAGAACAATAACTGTAGCATTGGTACTGATCCAAGGTGGTACTGCAAGGTATGCAAGTGCATTTCAAATAGATGGAGTTTCTCAAACTATTAGATGGGCTGCCTACAATGCACCGTCACCACAGGCAAACAGATACGAAATTCAAACATTTAAACTTGTTAGATCTGGAGGAAGTTGGACGGTATTTGGATCACTAGCATCATACGGATAGGGAGATAATTAATGCCTAGTTTTAAGAAAGTTTCAGCAGCGGATTTAGGAAAATACTTTCCAAACACCCCTCCGACATTTACTGGAGGTGCTCCGGCAGATGGTGGCAGTTCAAACATTACTGCTGACGGCTCATTTACGAGTGTCTTTGATGCTGATTCGATCGATGCCCTAAACAGGGGAGCGATTGTCTTTAGTTCAAGCGGATCTTTACCTCCTGGATTTGCATTTAACGCATCCACTGGAGTATTGAGTGGAACATATACCCTACAAGGACTTAATATATCCGGTGCAAACTATAATTTTAACATTACAGCAACGGAAGGCAATCCACAATTACCTATTAAACAATCAGTTACACGTTCATTTACTCTAGTATTGAATGTTCCTTGGAAATACAGACAGGTAGTTTCAACTGGTTACATGGCAGGCGGATATCAAAATTCATCACTGTGGAGCAACGTTAATAGGGTTGTCCATAGCACTGACACAACTACCAACCTAGGTGATGGTAGAGTTCAGAACTATCACTACAAGTCAGGTGCAACTACTCTTGATAGAATTCACATCTGGAATGGTGGTTTCGTAACAGCATTTAACATGCGTACGGAATCAAGACAGGACAGAGGTTCAATTAACTTTAACGGTGGTAACACTGGTACGGTATGGGAACCAGATAGAGATTTTGCATGGGTAAATGGAGAAGGATCTGGACAGTGGAGACGCTGGCAGTTTTCAAATGAATCCATTACATCAAACAGAGGCAGCGGATTTAACTCGCACATGGGTTCTATCTCGGGAGAGGACAGAGGCATAGGTTGGGACAACGGTGGATACACTCAGAGATTCCTATTCTCAACGGAGAGTGCAGCAAATGCTGGATCAAGTGCAGGCGCACACGGTCAGCAGAAGGGACTAAGTTCCAAGAATGATAAGGGCTACGGTGGTAACCAGGGTTCATATAACGGTGGTAACCAATTCCGTGTAACGAATACGGCCAACGAAGGAAGAATAACAATTGTTGGTAAGCCATTCGGTAACATGGGCGAGGAAAACTATGGACATGGCCAGGACAAGGGTTATTGTATTGGAACATATGATGGAAGCCAAAACAATAGATCATTTATCCTTACATATTCGACCAACTCAGGATTTGAAACGGGTGGTACAACACAACCAAAAGGACACGGTGGCTGTAGTTCAGGACATATGGGGTTCCGTAACTAGTGTTTATAAATAATAGGCACGGAGGATAATAATTTATGTCTAATGAAATCAGAGAACAGGATAATAAAAAAGCATTAAGTGCTTGGGATTCTGTCAATCTTTATGAAAAATACGAAAAGAAAGAATGGAAAACCCCTGTTAATTCAAAGTTTCTAGAAAAACTAGATGAAGAAGGCAAGGATATTGTAGATTTCTGTTTGAACAAGGTCGTTCATAATCCAAAATTTAAAATGCAGTTTTTTCAAGGAGAAGATCAACTAACTCCTTTTCACAAACTAAAACAATTTTTACTTGAATTAAAAAGTTTAGAAGAATCCATTGAAGAGTTTGAATGGACTGAAAAAAAATTAACACTTGAAAAAGAAATTGCTGAAGCAAAGATGGCAGCAACTAACGATCCCATTGAGAAAAAGGAACAAGAATTAGTTATTGTTGAATCAGAGAAAAATATAAGAGGTTTTATTCGTCGAGCAGCACAGCACTATATCGAAAGAGAACACTATGTTAATCTCATCAAGGAATATCTAGAAAGTCCAGAAGGAAAAACTCCAGATGGCAAATCTTTAATGACAGTCTTTAATACTCCGTTGGAAGAAGTTTATGAAAAAGAATATTGGACCATTAGGTTAGCCAAGCAGGCAGCAATGGATATGCTTTCTCACAACAGTATTGGAACTGGTAACATGAGTGCAATTACAGTGTTGTCACAAGGACAACAGAATGAAATTTTTTCAATTGCGCATAGATATGTTCTAGAAATGCGTGAGCACCAAGAAGTTATCAAATTAGATCAGGCAAAACAATTAGGTATTGAGGATCCTAATAAACCGCAAATTACCGTGGAAACAAAGGATACTCTTATAGCAGCATTAGAACAAGCAAAAAACAACGGTCCTAAAAAGGATCAAAATGAAAAAAGCCTTCAGGCTGCATTGAACGGCGTAAAGGAGTAATGGTTAGATGTATATAATTGCTGAAACAATTCCAGGTAATCATCCAAACTATCATCCCGATTTAGAAAGAATTTACAGTCATTGGGTATATACTTCCTACTATCTGCCTGATGAAAAGAGATCAGAATTTGATATTTCAAAAGTTCATGGTGTCGAGGTAACAGAAGAAGTTGCAAGAGGCATGAAGTTTTCAAATGTTGCAAAAAACAAAATAGGTGTTAAGACAGGAAGTCTTGCACACGAAGAAGTAATGGGAAATTCAATGGAATCTGAAGATGGTGTTTTATCACCTGATCAGATTGGACAAAAAACATATTACTATCTTACAGCAGATGATGAAAGAATTGCTACATCAGTTTTAAAAACTGAAATGAAACTCCATCTTGATACACACTATAGTAGAGTGTTGGATGCACAGGAAAAAGTGCGTTTCACTACCAAGAAGGGAATAATAGAGAGCGAAATCGAAAGATGTGCAAATACCATGGACTGTAGAAAATTAATGCACACAAAATTTGGTCTCGGTCTTTTTCAAGCCGAAGAAGTAGGATTGTCACCGGAACCAACGTTGGATATGTCGGTTGCGGGTCGTGACAACTTTTAATAAAGATTTCCTAGAAGTAGAAAATTTTCTCAATCCTGACGAACAACAGGAATTAATCAATTATCTTTGCAAACCAAACTTTCCTTGGTGCTTCACATACGATGCAGTAAGGGGAACTACTGACAAAATTATTATCGAAGATAATAGTGTGGTCGGAGTGTTTCATACATTCGTGCATGATACCAAGATAGTTAGTCCTTTTTTCAACGACATAAAATGGATTTCATCCAAGTTTGAAAACATAGGTCTAGGAGAAAATCCAGTGATGAGAATACGTGCAGGAATGTTTTTTAAGCATCCTGACAATTCAGCACATCCGGCACATGTTGATGCAAACGGTGTTAATCACATTACTGCTGTCTATTATGTAAATGATTGTGATGGTGATTTTTACCTATACGAAGAAAAAGATTCAGAGTATCCCTTTAAGAAACCACCAGAATATACCATAAAAAATATAGCAAAACCAGCACAGGGCAAACTTGTTGTCTTTAATGGCGATCATTACCATGCTAGTTCCTATCCAAATAGGAGTGCAATTCGACTTGCTATCACATTTAATTTCCTATCATTATAATACCACATAAATACGGTATGACTGAAAATTCACAAGAAGACTTTATTGCTGTTTTTGACGGTGTCATTGATCCATCAGAATGCCAAAAAATAATTGAGTTTTATGAAAAACTAAAATCAATGAATCTTACATTTGATAGGCAGCAAATGAACGACAAGAAGCCACATCAAAAAAATGATGAGACTGCATTTCTTCTTGATCAACAAACACTAAACATAGATTCAAATCCTATTTTGATTCCGTTTGTTGAAAATTTTTGGAAATGTTATGCTGAGTATGTGAATGTTTTTAGTGTATTATTAGAATCTGAAATGCACGGAATAAACAGCATTAGATTACAGAAAACGTTACCTGGACAGGGTTACCATAGTTGGCATTTTGAGGCAAGTGATAGTACATCATCAAGAAGAATTATTGCTTGGACGCTGTACTTAAATGATGTCCAGGAAGGTGGAGAGACTGAATTCTTATATCAAAGAAAAAGAGTTGCAGCAAAAGCAGGAAGATTAGCAATTTGGCCGAGTGCATTTACTCATACCCATAGAGGTAATCCTCCATTATCAAATGAAAAATATATTCTAACAGGTTGGTTAGAATACTTCGGAAAGGCATCAAACGTATGACACCAAGAAAAATTTTTACAGTTCCGTTAAATCCTAAACTTAACGAAGCGCAGTTCGAACATTTTTATAATTTCTTAGCAAAGCATAAGGATTATATCACTGACGTTTATTTTACATCAAGAATGGTACCGTTTTTGCAAGATGCTATGGGAGATGTAATTACTGAAGAACGAGATATGATACAGGGAATTGAAAATGCTCTAGGAATACAAAAGTATTTAGGAATTCCTGTTAGTGCAACTTTTAATAATATTATGGTTCCACCAACGCAACAAAATTTAGATTTATTCATAGAAAGATTTAAACCTTTATATGATGCAGGAATTAGAATAGTAACTATTCCACATACTCACTGGATGGCAACTGGACAAATAAAAGCAGCATATCCTGATCTGTTTGTAAAAAATACAATCCTTAGAGATGTTAGAACAGCAGTTGAGATTGTTAATCTTGCCAAGTATGGATTTGATTATATTAATCTTGATAGAGATTTAATGCGTGATAGAGACACACTACTTAGATTAAAACAAGCCAAGGAATGGATAAAAGAAAATCTTGGAAAAGAAATACAGTTTAGTTTGTTGGCAAACGAAGGATGTCTTGGTTCTTGTCCTATGATGGTAGAACACTTTGAATATAACAATACTAGAGATATTACAAAACCTCAGTACTTTCATGATCCAATAAGTAGAGTTAGTTGTCCTAAGTGGGAAGTGGAAGATCCTGCTGTTTATCTTAAGACAGCAAACTTGCCTCCATGGAAAGAAGACTGGGACGAATTTCTTGATGAATTAGGTATTGATACATTTAAGATGCATGGCCGAGAAAGCATTGATAGATTAAATGAAACAATGGATATCATTAGACGCTATGCTAATAATGAACCTTTATTGCATAGAGGTTTTGAACAATGGTCAAAAGAAACCAACATGGAAGAAAAGCCAATTGATATTTGGCGAGACAAGATTAAAAATTGTAAGTTTGATTGTTGGGAATGCCAGTACTGTGATAAAATCTATGATAGAAAATCAGATTTAATTTTTAGTGACCTAGTTAAGCATACTGTTGATGCTATACATAAGTCAGGAGTAATATCATATAATAATGATATTAAGGGATTAACCAGTCCAAGAGTGAAAACTTTACTTAATCTTCTAGGCAAAGGAGTTGGTAGTTACCTTGAAGTTGGTAGTTTCCTTGGAGCAACTGCATGTGCTGCTATCGAAAATAATAACTTAAATGCATTCTGTGTTGATAATTGGTTAGAGCCTATCCAACCTTTTAGAAATGATATGCAAATGCCAGAAACAAGTAAAGATGAATTTATTAAAAATATTGAACAACACAGAGGAAACAGTGTAGTTACAGTGTTTGATAATGATTTATTTGAGACTCCACTAGATCCAATACAAAATAAAATACAGTTTTTCTTCTACGATGGACCTCACGATGAGGACTCAACAAGACAGGCAGTTGAATATTATTGGCCATCATTTCAGCAAGAAGCAATTCTTGTGTTTGATGATGCGAATTGGGACGGAGTAGTTAGAGGTGCAGATTTAGGTATTGAATCAATGGGTGGTAAAAAAGTTTATGATAAATTAATTCTTAACTCGCAGGAAAATCCACAAGAATGGTGGAATGGATTGTATGTTATTGTAATAAGGAAAAACTAATGGCTATAACAAAAGCAAATAATATTATTATTTTTGGTGGTGGTACTAGCGGTTGGTTAGCCGCTGTCTATATGGTGAATAACATAAAGTTTCCGTGTAAGATAACTTTAATTGAAAGCACAAAAATGGGGCCTATCGGTGTTGGAGAAGGCACACAACCTGCTACTGCTAGATTTTTATATGATGCAGGTGTTGATCCTAAAACATGGATGGAACCAAGCGATAGTGTGTTTAAGATGGGTGTTGAATTTGTTGGTTGGAATGAAAAGAACTTCTTTGTAGATAACGATTTTGTAGAGCATACACAAATTGGACCACAGTTATATACTTCGAACTATTTTATAGACAAATCACTAGAAGAATATCTTGATTATTTGCCAGCATATCAAATGGCAAAACATAATAAGAGTCCTAAACTTGCAGGACTTGATACAAATTATGCATTAAGTGGTAATAGGCAGTTCGGAGCAGTTCATTTTGCTGCATTAAAGATAGTTGATAGTTTAAAGAAAATAGTAGGGGATAGAATAACGGCAATTGATACTGAAATCGTTGAGATTAAATCCGATGAAAATGGCATTAAGGAATTGATTGACAAGGATGGCAATAGTCATACTGCGGACTTATACGTAGATTGCACAGGTTTTAAATCACTATTACTTGAAAAAGAATTAGGCGTTGATTTTGAACCAGTAACTGATTTTTTACCATGCGATAGAGCGGTAGCAATGCCAACGCAGTATAAGAATCCTCAGGAAGAATGTCATCCATATACAAAGGCAACTGCAATGAATGCAGGATGGAGATGGACCATTCCTATCTTTAGTAGAGTAGGAAATGGTTATGTTTATAGTTCAAAACACATTTCTCCAGAAGAAGCAGAAAAAGAACTGCGTGATGCAATCGGTGAATACGAAGCAGAAGCAAATCATTTAGAAATGAAGTGTGGAATACACAAGGCCGTTGCATATAAGAACGTTGTTGCTGCAGGATTGAGTGCTGGATTTGTAGAGCCACTCGAAGCAACCGGAATTACATTTACTACCCAGGCTGTAGAAATGTTGGTGCATCTTCTTAATCAAGGACAGGGAGTATGGCAAAATAATTCTAAGAACGCTTTTAATGAATCTTATATTAGATCATTCTGGGAAATAGTTTCTTTTGTTTGGGCACACTATCATTTCAGTACTAAAAATGATACTGAATTCTGGAAGGACATACACAAACAAAAAGTTGATAAGGTTCCGAGACAAGTAATAGAAACTATTGGTGCATTTGTACCATCACCGCATAACGGATTTTTTCTTAATCCAGAAAGTCATTTTCATGTTGGACATTGGTTTCAAGTTTTATTTCCTAACGGAGCATATGAAAATCATCCTAAAATGGTTGATGGCGAAAGAGAAAAATATGCTGAGTATTTCATAGCCAATCAAAAATTTAGAACTGAAAAAATTATTGAAATGTTCCCTAATCATTATGAATTCTTAAAGGAATGGTATGGAAAAGCAGATTAAAAAAACAACAGTGTTTGCTGCTGATGTGTTCTATATTAATACTGGAACGGAAGAACAGAAACAGCAACTAATAAAAGAAGTATTGGAAACTAAAGAATTCTACCCACAAGGTAACGATAGATCCAATCCTAATTGTTGGAGAGCTGATAATCCATGTAAGGATATTTCTTGGCTAATGCAGGACATTGCTATCATGATGGAACATATAGTTCAATACTATGAAGATAATGATTCAGCCTTTAAGGAAAGAAAGGATTTAGAAAAAGCAAAAGTAAATTATTGGGCAAACGTAAATGGACACAATTCATTTAATGTTGTGCATTCTCATAAATCAAAACAATTTTCAGCAGTATATTATCTACAAGGAGAAGGAACAGGACAAATTCAATTTACAAATCCAGCAAATTTATTATCTGATTGTAATTGGGGCTCACCATATACTAGAGATTTTCAAATAGATCCCAAAGATGGTGATTTAATAATATGGCCAGCATGGGTTCCTCACGAAGTAATGCGCAACGAGTCAAACAGAGAAAGAATAAATCTAGTCTTTGACATTGACATAAAGGAAGATAAATGAAAAAAATAGAATTCTTTTCAGTAATAAAAGGCGTAACAGAAAACTTTCCTGTTGATCATGCAAAGAAATTTAAATTCAAGTGGGTAGAAAATGCCAGACAGGAATATAAAGAGGTTGCTGAAAAACTAAAAGGAACCAAGTATAATCATGTATTTAGATGTCCGGGTATCTTTGATCTAATGAGCACAGGATACATTGTACCGATGCCTTGGGATCTTACAATAGAAACTAAAGGTGACGGAAAACATTTTGCTTGGAATTATCCAGACGAAGCCTTGAAACAAACTTTAAAGGCTGAACTTATTTCAGCGCACCTTCCTGAAACTATAGCGAAACATTTACCCAAGCCACCAGGAACTTTAGAAAGTATAGTTAAGTTGCATACTCCATGGCATATCGTTGCTCCCAAGGGAGTAAAATTTTTAATGATTCCAATACCTTATGGGGATGAACAGTACTTTGAAAATGTATCAGGAATATTAGATCCTAGCATAAGCAGCGAAGTTCATATTCAACTAAGATGGAAAGTGTTGATGGGAAGACAAACAATTAAGGCTGGAACTCCTATGGCACAACTAATACCAATATCAGAAGAAAAGTTTGATTTAGAAGTCAGAGATGCTACCAAAAAAGATTTAGAATGGTATGAAAAAAGATTATATCTTAATAATTGCACCATGATTATGAAACATTCATTAGTTCAACAGGCCTACTGGAAGTTTTGGGAAAAGAAATGGCAGTTGAAAAACATAATAGATAAGTTTAGAAAGAAGTAGATGCTTAAACAGAAGTTTGTTACAAACATTTGGTCAGACACATTCAATATTGATAATTCATTAATAAAAAAATTTGATGAATGGGTTGATTTTGAAAAAACACTAGACCCCGAAGGAAGGAAGGAATCAACGACCCAGAACGGTTGGCAATATTCTTTTACTCCAAAGGATAAAGTACCTGAGTGGTTGGAAAAACTACAACCACAAATAAAAACAATAAAAGAAGAAATAGGTTGGTCTTATATTAAAAGCTCTTGGGTAGTTGATTACAACAGTGGAGGATTCCAAGATGCACATTATCATGCTCCAGAAAATAATCTTAAAACTATAATTGTAAATATTAGAGGCGAAGGAGACTTATTATTGTTTGACCCAAGACCTATGGCAGTTAGCCAAGGAGAGCCCATTGTTGAGATAGTGAATCTTAAACAAGGAGATTGGATTGCAATACCTGGATGGTTAGTACATAGCACCAGACCCTGTTCTGATAGAAGAAGCATATATGTGTTGGATGTTTATTCATGAGCAAGGTTGAAGAATTAGAATTTCCGGTAAAGAATCAACGTCCTTGTTATGTATGGGCCACAACTCTTGATGATCATGAAGAAATTAATATAAAAGTCTTGGAGACCATTTCAAAAGAACGAGAAAGCAATTCCAAAGGATATACAGACGACATCAACATCAATGTATGGCAGAGTAATTGGGAAATGGAAAATCAACCGGGTTTTTTTGAAGTATCAGAATCTGCAAAACAATTATCAGTAGAAATAGCAAAACAACATTTTAACTTTAATCAATTCGTTCCACAATTAGTAGATTGCTGGTGTAATGTATATAATAACAACAGCGGATGCAAGGTACATCAGCATTTTCCAGCAACATTTAGCCTAGTATATTATGTAAAAGTTCCGGAAAATAGTGGTAGAATATTCTTTCCTGATCTTGATGTGCAGTTAGATCCTAAACCAGGATTATTATTGTGCTTTAGAGGTGATACTTGGCATGGAGTTGAGTTCAATAAGACCGAAAAAGACCGCATAATTATTGGTATGAATGTGATATACAAATTTAACGAAAACCAAGATAATTCAACTTTGGATAAATATTAGTATGGCAAGACTTCCCATTATAAAAAACTTGAGAATTGTACCTAGAGAAGGAGAGTTTCTTGAACGAAAAACCGGCTCTAGAGGAGAAATTTATTTCGATCAGGACAGTAATACCATAAGAGCTTATGATGGTGTTGCTACCGGTGGTTATGAAATGCTCACCCAAGAAAGACTAAAGGGTGTAGCAAGTTACGAATATGATGTAACTATCGTTAATCAAGGTGCTGGGAACAAATATGTTTTAAACAGTGAATATTATAGTGATGTAACATTCATTATAGGATACACTTATATTTTTAATCAGAATGATCCAACCAATGTTTGGTATCCTAATGCAACAGGAACCACAAACAATCAACACCCATTAAATTTTAGTGAAGACAATCAGAATGGTGAATTGAGTGGCGGAACTACATATACCAACGGTGTTGTTTATAAGATAAATGGCTCCTCAGTATCCAAAACAGAATACTGGGAACAGTTTGAAAAAGCAACACAAAGAAGTGTTCAAATTACAGTAACGAATGATACACCAAGCACATTATATATTTGGTGTCAGAATCATTTAAACATGGGTAAGTCAGCCTCGATAGTAAATCCAGGTACAGGATCCGGAGGCGGAGCAGGAAGTATTATTGTCGCTGCCGATGACTCAACTCAGGTAGTTGTTGGTTCTGGTAATACATTACAGTTTTCAGGCGGAACTGGTATTTCAACAGCAAGTTCCCCAGACGGAATCATTACAATTACAGGAACTAATTCATTTAGTAGATTTAGTGTTAGCGGACAGAGTCCTGTTGATGCAACAGTTCCATTAGATACTTTCACATTCATTGCAGGATCGAACATGACCATTAATACTGATCCTGTGAGTCAATCTATCACATTTAACTCCACAGGTGGCGGTGGCGGTGGCGGTGGAAATTCTTTCGGAACCATTGCTGTATTGGGACAAAGCAATGTTGTTGCAGAGATTACTGAAGATACTCTTAATCTAAACGCAGGCGTAGGAATTTCTATATCGACAAATGCTGGAACTGATACCATAACAATTACGAATACATCCGCTGGTGTAAATGATTTTGATCAATTATCAGAACCTGCAGAGAGTAGTCACACGTTTGATAAGATTTATCTACCTGCGATTACGATGCTTACGGTAACTAATGTGGGAGCAACTGCTTATCTATACGATCAATATTCAGGAAATAACCCTACAATTTATGCAATCAACGGAACAACTATTGCATTTAATCTACAGTGTGATGGACATCCATTTGCCATCCAAACTGCGGCAGGCGTAAATTATAATGAAGGATTGATACACGTTAGCCAAACAGGAACAGTATCAACAGGTGCGGCAGCTCAAGGATTCAGCCAAGGAACATTATATTGGAAGATCCCTAGCAGCGTTACAGGCGGTTACAGATATCAATGTACTGCACACGCACCCATGGTAGGTAGCATTACTATCAAGAACTTCGGTTCAATCTAACAATCACTTGACATCCAAGGTAAATTAATCTATAATAAGTAAATGTATAAAATTTACGGAGAATTCTTTTGGATTATAGTTTAATTTACAACGGACAGATTTATCTGTTTCTTATTGTGTTCGTAATGATGATTGCGGGCATGATCAAAGAACACGGATTATTCAAGGACATTTTTTGTTATTTCGAACAAACACTTAAAAGTAAAAAAGCAGTGGTTGCTGTTGTAAGTGCTCTAACAGGACTATTACCCATCAAAGGACGAGTAACAGTCAGTGCTGGTATGCTTGAAACACTAGCACCCGATAAAGGCTGTTGTGGTAGAGAGAAGTTTGGTCCAATTGACTACGTAAGCACACACCACTATTACTTTTGGTCACCCTTGGAAAAAACTGTAATTCTACCCATGGCGGCATTTGGTTTAAGTTACGGTGCTTGGATAGGAATTATTTGGCCTCTATTGTTAGTTTCAATTGCGTTTATTCTTGCCTACCTCATATGGGGAGTAAAGGAAACTGACATCGAACTAAAGGACTGTGAAACGGATATAAAAATCAGTCGCATAACAAGATACGTATTTCCATACATAGCAGGTGTTGGCGCCATCATTGCTGGCATTGATTTTATATGGGCGTTTGGTTCATTAACAATTTACTATATGTTCTGCACAAGAACATTTGATCTTAAGAAACTGCTTGGATACGTTGATTGGAAACTCGTAGGTTGGGTAGCACTTATTATTGTTGCGGCTAACTATGCAGTTTCTAATACAGATAACATAAAAGCATTTTTAGGAAATGCTGGACTTGATATTAACACAGCAAGTGGATTTGTGTTATTAAGTTTGTTTAGTTTTGCTGGAGCATTTGCCTTAGGCTCTAGTTCAAGATTTGGTGCTATCACAGTATTAATGGCAAGCATTTATGGCATTGAGTACCTACCTTGGTTCTTTGCTGTGGATTTTGTAGGTTATTTGATATCGCCAATGCATAAATGCGTAGCAATTGGTATGCTTTACTTTGGAACAAAGTTAAGATACTATGCCACAATTTTAGGCTTATGGGGCGGAAGCGTAATTGCTACCGCAGGTTTAATCACTTACTTTTAGGAAAACTATGTCAAGACTATTACTTGCAATAGGTGTGGCGGTTCTTTCCACTGTTAGCCATGCAGGAGACTTTGATACTAATCAATTTAATCTTAAGGTAAAGGGAAACAGTTGGGGTGTGGAGTTTCGTGAATATGCACAGATCGATCGCTCACACATTCAAATAGAACACTACCTTGACAAATGGAAGTTTGCCTATCGCTATGATGAAGATGGCGACAAGGTCGAACACAGGCCAAGGATAGATTACAATCTATTAGACAATGATTACTTTTATATCACTCCAAGGATAGAGTATCGTTACTATGAGGGCGATCGCGATGACTACGGTAGATTGCGTTCAGCCTTTGGATTGAAATGGGGGAATGCGTATTATGAAATAACACCCATGATACACTTTGCCAAGGATAATAGTGATAACGATTTTGGATTTGATGAGTATCAGCAGAAGGTTGGATACAAGTGGAAGTTAGAAGATAAAGTCAAACTCAATACATTTGTACAACACGAGGCAGATAATAACTTTGACAAGACTAACTTATTTTTTGGTACTACATTAGAAGTTGAATTCTAAGAATAACTATACTGTTTTTTTATTGTAATCTCTAGTAAGCCTATCCAATTGCTTACGCAATTCCATAATTTTTTCTCTTGATGCGCTCATACTATCAGGCAAACCTTGTCCTCTTATTATGTCATTATGATGCTTATCAACGGCTTTTACTTCAAAAATTAATTTTGATACTAGATCGTTAATTTTATCTTTAGTTGCTTGATGCTCTATTTCTTCAGCCTTTTTCCTAAATGTTTCAATTTCTTTCTGAAAAGTTTCGTTATGTTCAAGAAGCATTTTCTAACTCCAGTATTGTTTCAATTTTTGTTCTTATTAGATTATTATTTAATGTGTTTCTCAAACCAGTATGCACATTCTTGGGAAGATAATCTAGATCGCTCCAGCAAAAAGTTGCTGCATTAACAGTTAAAAATTCGTCCTTTACTAAACAAATATAAGTTCCGTATTCAAAACCCTTATCTTTTGATAGATATAGTTCAATTGGCAATATTTTTCCGCTAACAAACTTATCTTGTATTTCTGTACTATCGTCAATCAATGACTTGTTTCTATTAAAAGTAGGAACAGTCCATTTCTCATTTTCAAGTATGAGAAATATTCTTCTGGTAGATGAAGATAGATATAATAATCCGGCACGTTTTTGCATATCAATACTTATGCTGGATCTGGGTCAAATCTCCAGAAACCTGGGGCATACTCTCCTTCAAATGATTTGAGCCATTCTGTTCCATTCCACATGTACTGTATGCCAGTCTTTAAGTTCTGTATGTATGTTGGATCTATAAGAGTGTTAGGACTTGCTAGTGTTACCCAGTCATTACCATTCCATTCCACAATTGAATTTGCAACTATAACAGGATCCTCTCCTGTCTTGCCCTTCCATGCATCAGGTCCATCATACATTGTGGCTGTGCTTGATGCAGTTGGATCAGGAATATCAATGCTTAACCCAACATTTTCACTGTTATTAACATCTTCAAGCATTAGGTATCTAGTACCTAAAGGAATATTGTTTATACCGTTGAAACTTTCAATAGGGTTAAAACTGTAAGGATCTATAATAGCATCTATAGTTCCTCTTGCAGGAACGCCAGGCACTGTTGATGCGATGCTTTCATTTTTCTGATTAGGATTTTCATCCATGGTTACTAATAGTATTTCAGGATCAACAGGATTAATTGCAAATGTGCCTCTCATTTCATAACCGTTAGGTTGTTTGAAATATATGTGGCTTCCTGGTTTAAATCCACCATGCAGTGCTAGGATGGTATTCCAGTCTAGTTTTTTATTTGCAAATTCTTTTTCATTTAATCCAAGCGTTTGTACGGCTTGATTTTGATCAACAATGCTTAGATCATAATCCCTAGGTTGGTTATTTGTTGCCTTGAATAACAACACTGTGTATCTATTATTAACATAAACAGTTGTACCACTTGTACTTTCGTTGAAAACAAGTTGATTAAGATCCTTAACTTGACCTTCTTCAGTAAATATATTTGCTATAATACTTCTAATTATTCCTAATTTCTTAACCTTGGCAGGTGTAGAAATCCAACAAGGAATTTCAAAATCTACAGATGCGATATCTATATCACTATCTACACCTGCTGGAATGCTCCTAGAAGAAAATGATGTTCCAGTTAGATAGACTACACTTAAACTAGTCCAATCGATATAATTGTCAGTGGTTTGTATTTCTAACGCTGGATTAAACAACACTAATATTTGTTCCATCAATTGTAGTTTTTGATCTGTATTAGATGTCCATATATCTGCTCTCATGGTAAGTTTAAACGGAGTAGGCATTAGTCTTTCAACTGTATAGTTTCCACCCTGTTCGCCCGTATATACTGGATCTCCATTGGCATCGAAACTATCGTATCTTCTTTCCCTAATATTAACTTTACTAATAAATGTGGGATCAGACAATCTAGTTTGATCCATTTCAAATCCAGTTATGTAACAGGCTATCCTAGGAACAGTGGGCATTTTGTTTTCACTGTTTTCACGTATTATGTTTGCAACTTGTCTTGTGAGATCACCATACATGACAGGTACTGCTTGTTGAGTTCCGTCACCTGCCTCATACTTGAAGCCAATGAAGATCCTCATAAACTGAGTTACATATCTTCTAATTTGTCCGTCGTAGAAAAAATCCATTATTTAGATACCTTATTCTTCCAAGCGTCTTCTTTGCCCTTTGCGGCATCTGCTCGTCTATTCTTAATTTTTAATGCAACTGGTTCGTCAAATTTTTCAGGCGGACGTTTTTTAACTGTAAATTTTTTACCGCTGGTTCTTGCAAATCCTAGTATTTCATCGATGCGCATTATTCATCTGCCTTTGGTTTAAGTGCTTTAGAAAGACTCTGTTTCTCAGCAATGTTCTTGCCACCGATATTATTAACTGTTGTATTATTGACAAAAGATGTTTTTAATGTTTGTCTTTCATCTTTACCTGCAAATGTTGCTCCTGCTGCAACGTCACTGCTTCCTAGATTGCTCATTGTCATTCTTACATCATCCTCTACTTTGACCCATCTTACATTATCAAATCTAAATAGTCTTGTTGGTTTAAAATCTGTTCGTAGATGAAATTGTCCTTTTGTTGGATTGATTGGGAACGCTATGCCCTGAGTAAATGGTGCTCCATTTGCTGGTATTCCATCTCCTGTAAGGTATCCTTTGTATCCTTCTCCCTCAGCAGATTGATAAACAGTATCTGCTGTTGCTGCCATATAAACTTGTTCGCCTTTTTCATCATATATAGGATTACCATCTTTATCAGTTGATGGTATTAATAAATCATCACTATCAGCAGTTACAAGTTCTGCTTTTCCGTTTTCATCACGCTGAAGTGTATAGAAAGGTTTGGTATCATATCCACTTTGAGGAGCATCTGCTTCTGCTTGATTAAGCACAGCCTGAGTAATTTGCATTTCTTTTTCATATGTACTCATTATGTCCTTGAGAGTGTCAGCATTTTTATAGTAATTTGAATTAGGTGGTTCTACACCCTTAACTTCAGCAAGGACTGTATATTGATTACCGTCAGCGCCAGTAACTGTATCTCCTGGATAATAAGTAGATTCTGAATTCCACAAACCTTTGAAGTTTTCTGCATCTGCAAGTTGATCCAAAATTTGTTTGAACTCTTGTGAATCCACAAGTGGCTTACACTTTGCTCTGTATAAATGAGGATACCATGTTACTGAAAAACCTTCAGCAGCACGATTTACATCTTCAACAACATAAAATCTCTTTAGTGCATAATTTAAATCATTTAATGCATATTCATCCTTTAGATGAGGTAACTCAATAACGTCACCTGATATAATTTTTCTGCCAAGTTTTTCCACAGTATCGTTGATGTGGAAAGTAATAAACACTGTATCGTTTTGTAGGAACAATCCAAATTGGCTTAGATTAAAATCTATGTCCTGTACATTATAAACACCACGCATAACATACACATCAGGATCATATTTTCTATCTCTGTTTTCGAGAAACAGCATATCCTGTATATTAGTTTCGCTCTGGGTACCGTACGTAGGAGTGCTAGGTGTATTACCCTGTATAGACGGGCCAGGTCCTATGTACTTGTGCAACAGCACATCAGTACCGCCAACCTGGAACATTTCCCAGGCTGTTTTGTCTATGAATTTGTAATCATTGCCCTTTTCCGGACGATATAAACTGAGTCTTGGCATAGTATATGTATTTACCGTTTTCTAACAAAGGCATAAATAGTTATATGAGCCAAATAGATATTGAAAAACAAAAGGTTTTCGATTATGTGAAGGCCATGCTGGGCGACGGCATGATCGACGTAGAATTGGACCCTATACACTACGAAACAGCACTTACTAGGTCCTTGGGTGTATTTAGACAGCGTTCTGATAACAGTGTTGAGGAAAGTTACATAACTCTTAATCTTGAAAAGGACACAAACGAGTACATACTACCTAATGAAATACAGCAGGTTAGACAGATCTATAGAAGAAGCATAGGATCTAGGACAGGTAATGGAACAGGGGGTACAGTCTTTGAACCATTTAACCTTGCATACACAAACACATATTTGTTAAGTTCCACAAACATGGGCGGCTTGGCAACCTATGAATTATTTGCTGGCTATCAGGAACTGATAGGTAAAATGTTTGGTTCATTCATCAACTTTACTTGGAACCCGCAGAGCAAGAAACTAATTATTATGCAGCGTCCAAGAGGTCAGGAAGAAGTTTTGTTATGGGCATATAACGCAAAACCAGACTTTGTTATACTTCAAGATGTATATTCAGGACAGTGGATCAAGGATTACACCTTGGCAAACTGCAAGGTAATGCTAGGACAGGCACGTGAGAAGTTTGCTTCGATTGCAGGACCACAGGGTGGAACAGCACTTAACGGTGCAAGCATCAAGCAGGAAGGCTTTAATGATATTGAAAGACTCACAATGGAACTAGGCACACAGGTTGCAGGTGGCATAGGATACAGTTGGATTAACGGATAATGCGCATTTTAGAATTAATCACTGAAGAAGAACACGACGAAATTTTCAACGAAGTTGCCAAGATGGTTTGGGGTAGAGCCGCTCCTAGCGCAAGAGGTGGTAAGACTAAACTTCGCTTTAGATGTTCTGTAGGTCCTAGAGCAGGCAGACAGGTAAGCCATCCTTCAAAATGTGTTCAACAATACAATGTTGCTAGAGCTCAAAAAATGAAAACCACTCGTGCTAGAACTTCACCAACACAAGCACGCAGGCAGCAAAGAACCAAATCAATCAACACAGCAAGCGTTTTGGCAAGAAAACTTAATACAGGCAAGCCAGGACAGCCAAAACCCTTCTATTAAACACTTGACATATAATCTAAAGACGCTATAATATAACTTTAAAGGAGAGTTATATGATTATAGGCGTTTGCGGATTCATCGGTTGCGGTAAGGATACTGTAGCAGATTATCTAGTAAATTTTCATGAATTCCGTAGAGAAAGTTTTGCCGATACACTAAAGGATGCTGTTTCAGCAGTTTTTGGCTGGGATAGAACCATGCTCGAAGGAAGAACAAAAGAAGCGAGAGAATGGCGAGAACAGGTAGATCCTTGGTGGGCTGAAAGACTTGCTATGCCTACGCTAACTCCTAGATGGGTGCTGCAATATTGGGGTACAGAAGTATGCCGTAAGACTTTTCACGATGATATATGGATTGCTAGTTTGGAAAACAAACTAAGACAAAGCAAGGATAGTATTGTGGTTAGCGATGTGCGTTTTCCTAACGAAGTAAAAGCGATTAAAAATTTAGGTGGTAAAATTATTTGGGTAAAACGAGGACAACTGCCCGAATGGTACGATACTGCGCTTAGAGCAAACTCCGGAGAAAACTTTTACATACAGGAAATGAAACAACACAAAGTACATGCATCTGAATGGGCATGGGTAGGTACTGAGTTTGATAGCGAAATAGTTAATGATTCATCCATTGATGATCTATATAAAAAAGTACTATCAATAGTCAGCAATTAGGTCACCCTGCTTCCAAGTTATTCCTTCCTTACCTAGAATATTTGCACAATTAGCACAAACAGTTTTAAGATTACGGTGCCTACAATTGTTTAGATTTCCATCCACGTGAAATACTCTAAAAACTTCATTATACTTGGATTTAAATCCACACCTATCACACTTGGATTGTTTTCTGTATCCTGCCCTATACCACCTAGGTATTCCATGATTCACACCATTTGATAAACACACTTCGCAAAGGCTTCTATAATAAGTTTTGTTGCCTTTCTTGTAATTTACTGCTCTAGGTCGAATTCCGCATGTACATAAGGGTCTCATAACTGTATTTACACCTTTTTGACCCCTTTTTCACGGTGTATAACACGCCATTTTTCCATTTATATACTAAATACATTAGTAATACACACAAGTAATGATTTGATATTACATTACCAGGAGATAACGTAAATGGCACTAACATCACCCGGCGTTGAAGTTACGGTAATAGATGAGAGTTTTTATACACCTGCTGAACCAGGTACAACACCCCTTATCGTCGTAGCAACCGCACAAGATAAAACAAATGCTGCTGGAACAGGCATTGCTGAAGCAACTACATCAGCGAATGCAAACACAGCATTTAAAGTAACATCACAGAAAGAATTAGTAGATCTTTTTGGAGTACCAAACTTTGAAAAGACAGCAAGCAATACACCAATACACGGTAGCGAACTTAATGAGTATGGGCTATTAGCAGCATACAGTTTGCTAGGCGTTTCAAACGCAGCATTCGTTGTACGTGCAGATGTTGATCTTGCAGAACTAAAAAGTTCAACAGATGCTCCGGGAGCGAATCCGGCCGATGGAACATGGTGGATTAACACAAATGCAACCAGTTGGGGTATCCAGGAATGGAACGGTGCTGCAATAAGCACAACAGGTGGTCAAAAATTTGCTAACAAAACACCACTCGTATTAACGGACAGTGACACAACTAAAATTGATTCAGGAACTGGTAAGCCACTAGGTTCAGTTGGGGCTATCGGTGATTATGCAGTTGTATTTGAAACAGTAGATGGTAGCGGTACATTCACTGCATCAAAAGAAACAGCAAGATTTTACTACAAATCAGTTGGAAATACTCAGGCTGGTGTGCCAGCAGGTACTTGGGTATTGGTAGGTAGCAGTGACTGGGCTGCAAGTCATCCAACAATCATTGGTGGTAGTGTATCGTCATTAACAGCAGGAACATTTACAATTAACGGAACTACAGCAACTATTACAGGCGGTGATACATTAAATGATTTAGTATCAACAATTAATGGTTTAGGTATTACTGGTGTAACTGCTAAGAACGTAAGTGACAAACTGTACCTTTACAGCAACGCTGTAACTGACACAGTTGGTGACTCTTCAAGAAGTAATGCAATTGTAATTGGAACAGCAAGTCCAGCAACAATTAATACTGAATTAGGTATTAATGCAGGAACTTACTATGGTCCAGAACTACAGCAGTCACCACACACAAGCGTTCCACAATGGAAGACAGCAGATTCAACACCACGTCCAACAGGAAGTGTTTGGATTAAAACTACAGAACCAAATAACGGTGCTCGTTGGAGAGCAAACAAATGGTCAGCAGCAACTACAAGTTGGGTAGCAGTAAATGCTCCAATTTATGCTAATGGACATGCTGCTCTTTACTATCTAGATAGAGCAGGCGGCGGAGCAAACTTATTAGTTGATAATTTATTTGTTCAGTCAAACTCTAACGAAAATACATTATACGATGCAACGCCATCAACTGCTACATTTAGAGTATGGCGCAGAGCAGCAAGTGGTGTAACTTCAATTACATCATCCGCTGTAACTGCATCAACATTTACTTCAGGCGATAATACATTTACTATTTCTGAATCAATCAAAGGACAACTTGCACTAAACGCAGGTGTTTCGATTGCATGTACATCAGCAAACGGTAATGCACTCACTGGAGCAACAGGTGATGCTGAAAAAATTGCAGCAGCAATTAACTCAGCAGGTTTAACCAATGTTGAAGCAAGTGTTACAACAGACAATGAAATTGTAATCACACACAGATTAGGTGGTGAGTTTAGAATTAAAGATGGAACTAACACACCGATTGCATCAGCATTTACACCTTACAACATTAACACACTTGCAGGAACTGCAAACTTCTACACAGCACCAACAGGCGCTGATGATGATTACATTGCAAGTAACTGGCAACCGTTGGCTGCTAGTGATTTCTTTGCAAGTTCAGATAACCCACAGGCAGAACCAAACGACGGACAACTTTGGTACAACCCATCATTCGGTGAAGTTGATATCATGATCCACAATGGTACTACTTGGGTAGGTTACCAAAACTACAATGTTGCTTACGCAAACTGCTCACCAGCAGGTCCAATTGTAAGTGCAACAGCACCTAAAAAAGATACTGGACAAAGCGATGGTTCAGCACTTGTAGATGGCGACCTTTGGGTTTCAACAGCAGATTTAGAAAACTTCCCAACAGTATATCGTTGGAACGGTACTACTGAAGAGTGGGTACAGTTGGATAAAACAGATCAAACAACAGAAGAAGGCATCCTATTTGCAGATGCACGTTATGGACTAAGCGGTGCTACTGGTAACACAGAAGCAACTATCAAGGATCTATTAACAAATAACTACTTAGATCCAGATGCTCCAGATCCAGACCTGTATCCACAAGGAATGCTACTATGGAACCTACGTAGAAGTGGCGGTAACGTTAAGCGTTATGCTAACAACTACATTGACACAACTGCTGATAATGAAAGATTTAACAACAGTGAGGCAATGACAGGTTATGCAACTGATCGTTGGGTTACACAATCAGGTAACCAAGAAGACGGTAGCGGATCATTTGGTAGAAAGGCGCAGAGACAGGTTGTAATTCAAGCAATGAAATCTACTATTGATACAAGTGATCAAATTAGAGATGAAGAGCGTAGAAACTTCAACATTATTGCTGCTCCGGGATATACAGAAGTAATGAGCAACCTAGTTAATCTTAACATTGACAGAGGCCTAACAGCATTTGTTATCGGTGACACACCATTGAGATTAGCAGCAGATGCAACTACACTAACAAACTATGGTACAAACGCAGAACTAGTTACTGACAACAGTGACAGCGGTTTGGTAACATACGACGAATACCTAGCAACGTTTTATCCAAACGGATTTACAACTGACCTAGGTGGTGCGAATGCAGTTGTTCCAGCATCACACATGATGATGAGAACTATTGCACTTAGCGATCAAGTATCGTTTCCATGGTTTGCACCAGCAGGTACAAGACGTGGTGGAATTTCAAATGCTACAGCGGTGGGATACATCAATGCATCAACAGGTGAATTCCAAACAGTTGCACTAAACGAAGGTCAAAGGGATACGTTGTACGATCTAAAGATTAACCCAATTACATTCTTTAATGGAGTTGGTTTGGTCAACTATGGTCAAAAGACTAGAGCAAGAAATGCTTCTGCACTAGACAGAATCAACGTAGCACGTTTGGTTGTATATCTACGTAGCCAACTTAATAAACTGGCTCGTCCATATATCTTTGAACCAAATGATAAAATCACTAGGGACGAGATCAAACAAGCAGTAGAATCACTTCTACTAGAACTAGTTGGTTTAAGAGCCCTTTATGATTTCGCAGTAGTATGTGATGAAACAAACAATACTCCGGCTAGAATCGATCGTAACGAACTATATGTTGATATTGCGATTGAACCAGTCAAGGCTATTGAGTTCATATACATTCCGTTGCGTGTCAAGAACACAGGGGAGATATAAGACATGCCTATTACATCATTAAATAACTTTTCAGTACCCACAGACGCAGGCAACCAAGTGCTCTTGATGCCTAAGTTAAAGTATCGCTTCCGCGTTACTTTACTTGGTTTCGGAGTATCTGCGGCAACTGAACTAACAAAACAAGTTGTGGATATTGCTAGACCAAAAGTTGGATTTGAAGAAATTCCACTAGAAGTTTACAACTCACGTGTATATCTAGCAGGTAAGTACACTTTTGAAACAGTGGTGCTTAACCTACGTGATGACGCGAGTGGTGAAGTTCAAAAAATGGTTGGGCAACAGGTCCAGAAACAATTTGACTTTGTTGAACAGGCTTCTGCAAGATCAGGTATTGATTACAAATTTACAACTAAGATTGAAGTACTAGATGGTGGTAACGCTAATAACCCAGCAGGGGTTAATGTACTTGAAACTGCTAACCTATACGGTTGTTTCTTAACAAACGTTGATTATGGTGATGCAAACTACGGCACAAACGAAGCAATGCAAGTTGCACTTACTATACGTTTCGACAACATGGTACAGTGGGGTGCAGGCGAGCAAGGCGTTGGTGTTGGTATTGGTGCAGCAGTGGAAAGAACGCTTGGCGAATCTACTACTGGTGCTGGCGCAGCACAAGGCTAATTTTAGTCGTACTACAAAACTTAAAAAGCCCGGATTTTTTCCGGGCTTTTTTTATGGCTAAATACTAGTATGGCAAACAAATTTACAAGATTCTTAACAGACGTTTTTAGTGGTTTATCAAACCCAAAAGGTATAGTAGGAAACTACACGCATGCCACAAGATTGTTTATTGATGATACACTAAGACTTGCTCCCAAGAACAAATTTAGTTATTTTTTAAGATTTGAAATAGATACTTCTGTGCTTAAGGCACAGTCTTTTACACAGAAACATATCAATGAAGTTGGATTGTTAGTAAAGCAGGCAGATCTTCCAAAATTTAAATTTGATTCGGAAACTCTAAATCAGTATAACAGAAAGAAAATTGTTTATAGACAAATTTCATATGATCCTGTTAATTTATCATTCCATGATGATAATCAAGGAGTTGTAAGTGCATTGTGGGCAATCTATTATGGCTACTATATAAGAGATAGGCACTTACCAAACAGTGCATATGGTGCAAATCATTATAGATCAACAAAAACACCAAGTGATTTATTTAGATACGGTCTTGATAGCGATGTGTCAGCACCCTTATTCAAGAGCATAACATTATTCACAATGGGTCGAAGAAGATTCATTGGTTACACAATGGTCAATCCTCGAATCGTTAGTTGGTCGCACGGAAATATGGATTATGCGCAATCAGCAGAAACAGCAGAAAGTCAAATGACAATTGAGTATGAAGCGGTAACGTATAGTGCTGGTAGAGTAAGTGAAGGAAATCCAAAAGGATTTGCAACACTACATTATGATAACTCACCATCACCATTAAGTGTAGCAGGCGGTGGTGTTTCAAACTTATTGGGCGAAGGCGGAGTACTTGACGGACTGGAACAGGTATTTGGTGCAGTCGGCGACGGAACAGCATTTAGTTCGGGAGCAGGATTCCTAGGAACTGCAATCAAGGCTGTCAATACATATAAGAATGCAAAAGGACTTTCAAAGGCAGGATTAAAGTCAGAAGCAATCAATATCCTTACAAGTCCTGCAGGACAAGAAAGAGTTGCTTCTACAATTAATGGTGTTGCCGGAGCAATATTCCCCAAGAATAATACAAGCACAACTACCAATGGATCACAAAAGAAACTAACAGGGGATAGTACCTAATGACAACTACAAATTTACCATCAAGAGAAATACAGGACAGCGCAGCAAGAACAAAATTATTTTTTGATTCTTACGGCAAGGAGCCATTAGAATTTAATGCAAATGATGTTGATGCAACTGTGGGATTTTTTACTAAAAAAGGATTCGATGAACAGCCTGCATTGGTAGCAGCAACGACACTGTTAAAACAGGCTAAACTTGAAAACATTCCCGTGTTCCAAATATTGGATACAATAGGTGAATTTGACCAATTGGAATTAAGTGGCTTGGTTGGAGAAATTCTAAATAACAATCGTCCTGCAACATCAACACTGGGCTACAGAGAACCTCTAGTAACAGTTTCTAAACAACGTAACGTGGTACCATAATATGCCTAAGTTTGCCCAAGGAAGATTCGAGATGAAGAATCCAGGCAAGTATGTAGGTAATAAAAAACCTCTTGCCAGAAGCAGTTGGGAATTCGTGTTCATGAGAATGCTTGACGAACACCCAGGCGTACAAAACTGGGCAAGTGAAAGCATACAGATTCCCTACAGAGATCCCCTTACTGGAAAATATAGCATATACGTTCCTGATTTCTTTATCGTCTATCAGGACAGGAATGGCAAGAAGAATGCAGAAGTGGTAGAAGTCAAACCTGCCAATCAGACCCTGAGAGAAAAAGTAGGCAACAGTAGATATAATCAAGAACAGTACATAAAGAATCAAGCCAAGTGGGAAGCGGCTGCTGCTTGGTGCAAACAGAAAAGAGTAAGATTTAGAATCGTGAGCGAGGACGATATTTTCCACAAGGGCAACAAGAGAAAGTAATGCATCATTCACAAGTTGGGCAGGATCTATTTGCCCTGGAAACATCAAAACATAAATCATATATAGAAATAGGTGCTGCCGATCCTAAACACTACAGTAACACACTCTTGCTAGAAGAGAATAATTTCAATGGATTTAGTCTAGAACTTGATAAGAAATTTGAAGATGATTGGAACAAAACAAGAAAGAACATTTGTATCTACGATGATGCAGTAAATTTTAAATACGACGAAATTAAAAGATATGGATACCTAAGTTGTGATATTAATCCGCCGGAACTTACACTGGCAGCTCTAAAGAATGTTATAGATCAAGGAATGGAATTTGATTGCATTACATTTGAGCATGACGAATACTGGCGCGAAGAAAGAGGATTCGTAAAAACCATAGATGCCGCAACGGAATATTTAATTTCTAAAGGATATAGGATTGCGGTCAATAACGTGTTTGCCATGAGAAAGAGAAAATCATGGTATGGTGAATGCCATTTTGAAACTTGGTATGTAAATAATGACATTGAATATGAAACAATAGAATACCGTGATTGGGCTAAACATGCAGGAATTTTTTAACGATATTGAAATTATAAAAAATCCTATTTCAAAAACTGCTGTAGTTTTTCAATGTGACGAAAAGTTTTTTAATGAGTATGGGATTTATAATTTATTATCCTGTGAGCAAAATGATTTAGATGCACACATACATTTTATAAATCCTAGTCAAAGTTTTTTAGATAAAATATCTAACTTGCAAACAGACATAAACTTATCTTACAGCATAGAACACATTAATACTGATATAAACCATTACAAACTAAAGAGTTATTATTTTTGTTCAAGGTATTTTATTACTAATCATCTTTTTGAAAATAATATGTTAGACTCTGCGTATATAACAGATGCAGATATTATTTTTAATGAAAAAATTAATTTACCTAGCGAAATTAAATTAGGTGTATTATACTATCCACAGTTTGATAATCTTTGGAAGCAAACAGGTGCAAACATTACCTATGTACATAAAGATAGAAAATTATTTCTAGAAAAAATAATTAATTTGTACAATCACAAACTCGATTCTACAAACTTTGATGTTATAAGCAATACGATGGATAAATTCGAAAGGGCAAATTTATATGCATTGGACCAAGTGTGCATGTCTATGGTGATAGAAGAATTCATGGATGATAAATTCTTAAATATTTCCTCTATAAAAAATCTTATAGGAAAGAATACAACAAATACAATATGGTCATTAACAGGTGGCGGCCAAAAAGGTAATCCTGAAATAAAAGAGCTACTATCACAAAGATTTAGAGAAAAACTACAAAGCCAATTTAAGGATTTTAGATAGTTTTTTGTAACTAAATACATTGTACGGGTTTTAATATGACAAAGAAATTGGAAGAACTTTTTAATTTGGATGATCAGGAAGCAAGCAAGCCTGAGGAAACAGCACAGGTTGAAAAGCCAGAAAAGGATATAGCAGCACATCAGGAAATCCGCAGTTTAGATGATAGTGCTAGAGCCATACAAAAGATTACTGGTGATTTACCGCAAGTAACAGAACTGGATGAAATTGAAGAAAAGGATCTTGATCATCTAGCAACAAAAGCAGAACAGGCCTACGATGATTTAATGGATTTGGGCATGAATGTTGAAGTAAGGTACAGTGGTAGAATATTCGAAGTGGCCAGCAGCATGCTGAAAAATGCAATAGATGCAAAGACCGCGAAAGTAGATAAGAAGTTAAAAGCAATTGATCTGAAGCTCAAAAAATACAAGATTGATAAGGATTCTCCGGAAGATCCTAACGATATCATGGACGGACAGGGCTATGTAATGCTAGATCGTAATGAATTAATGAAGAAATTGGGCGGAAAGGAATAAATATACATATGAAGACGTTTAAAGAATATCTATCTGAAAGCAAGAAAACCTATAGTTTTAAGGTCAAAATTGCTGGTGAGTTGCCAGAAGGTTTTGCTGATGATTTAAAAGCAAGGCTTGACAATCGTGTTATTATGCAATTTGAGCAGTTAAAAACTACTCCAGTTACGGAAGTACCACATGAATTTCCAGAATTAAAAAATATGGAAGTGCATACTTTTGATGTAATGACAGAGTATCCATTAACTACAACAGAAATTGAAAAAGAAATTTTTGAAATGGGCTGTTGCCAACCTGGTTACTACAAGGTTAGAAACAGTGCAAGCCCTAGCGAAATTGATCAAATTACGGCAGGCGATAATGCTGATTACGAGGGTGCTTTATTACATGACAATGAATACAAGGAAGGCATGAAAGTAAAACACAAGGATTATTTCGGAGACGATTTCAACAAGGGATTTTTAAAAGAACTTTCTAAAGAAGCAAAAGAAAGAAAAAAAGAACTGGGCCACGATAAACTAAAAGCAGATGTTTATCAGGACACGCCTAAATTAAAACAAGATAAAGCAGGTGCCAAGAGTCCTGTAGGGAGTAACTAATATGAACTTTAATGAACTATTAGCCAAAATGCAGGAACTTGATACAGCCAAGACTGAAGCAACACCTGTAGAGCAAAGCACAGAAGAATGTGGAATGCCAATGGCACCAAGCATGCCATCTCCAGAGCCAAAAGATAAGGCTTCTATGAGCATTAACATTAATGCACAGGGTGACGCTATTGATGATGTCATGGCACTTATCGCAAAAATGAAAGGCGATGATAAACCAGGAATGGCTGACATGCCTACAATGAGTATTATTCCACCAATGGGCGGTATGGATGCACCAGAAGGTCCTCCAATGCCAAAACCAATTAACAAACTCTTACCTGACTTTGATGGCGATAATGATGATATGCCAGGTGGTGAGAAGGATATGATTTCTATCAAGGCAATGGGTGACGAAGGTGAAGACAATGATTATGACGATGACGGTAAATTAGACCGCCATGAAAAGGATCATGATGACGAAGAAAAACTTCACAAGTCAGTTGATAGAGATGACGATGGTGACCATGACATGGACGATCATGACATGGAGAAAAAAGAAAAAGATGAAGCATACGCTAATGAGCCCGATGAAGACGAAAGAGACATAGAATATATGACCAAGAAAAATTCAGGCGGCATGAACAGAATGAAAGGAACACATCCTAAGGTTGCTGGATCGGACAATCCTATGCAGCGTGTTAAGGAAGGTGAGGAATTACGTGCTTCTATCAAGGAACAATTGCTACAAGCACTAGAAGAACATAAAGGAGCGAAATAATGGCAGACTTACTCACAACAACTATTGGCGGCGGAAGTTCCCTTCTTGTTGCAGAAAATAGACAACCAGTATCCAAAAATGGAACGGGTGCAGGATTAACAGATATCGATTTCATGGGTAACAAACCATTAACATTCTTTGTTGTGGATTTTAAACAAACGGTTGCTGCTGAAGTAGGAGCAAACGAAGCAATCCAAGCGGCAATTGAAATTATTCAAAAGTATGCAACTATTGTTATACGAGGTGATTTATTCGATTCAAATACACAAATGGCATTCGCAGTTGAAACAGCAAACGACTCAGAAGACTGGGACGGTGCTGGAGCAGAAACACTTGTAGAACAAATCGAAGATGAAATTATAACATTAGGCGCAACATACGGAAATAATAGTTTTCCAATGAACGCTGTTACTTGCGAAGTTAAAACATCATTTAGTAATTTCACACACTCATAATAGACGTTTTCATATCTATCCAATAGGGCCGCAAGGCCCTATTTTTTTGGTTAAATACTAGTATGGCAAAGAGTTTAGATGGCGTCCAAATTAAGAAGGCGCATAGCAAACAAAAATATACACTTGAAGAGATCAAGCACCTAGAAGCGTGCATGGATCCTGTTGAAGGTCCATTATACTTTGCGAAAAATTTTATTAAGATTCAGCATCCTACCAAGGGTTCGATGAAATTTGAACCCTACGGTTACCAAGAACAATTATTAAGAGCCTATCACGATCATAGATACACAATTGCGATGCTACCAAGGCAGATGGGAAAGACCACATGTGCTGCTGCCTATCTACTATGGTACTGCATGTTCACTCCTGAAGCACAGGTATTAATTGCTGCACACAAATATACGGGTGCGCAGGACATCATGAATAGATATAGATTTGGATATGAGAATTTGCCTGACTTCATTCGTGCTGGTATCTACACATACAACAGAAACACAATTGAATTTGACAATGGCAGTCGAATACAAGCAACCACAACAACGGAAGACACTGGACGAGGTAAGTCACTTTCGTTAATATACTGTGACGAGTTTGCATTCGTGCAGCCACCCGAGAAGGCTCGTGAGTTTTGGACTGCACTTTCGCCCACACTATCAACAGGTGGTAAGGCAATAGTCACAAGCACACCTAACTCGGATGAAGATCAATTTGCAATGATCTGGACTGAGGCAAACAAAAAGTTTGATGAGTATGGTAATGATAATGTGGTGGGCACTAATGGATTCTTTCCTTTCTTCGCACACTGGGAAGAACATCCGGACAGAGACGAAGCATGGGCACAGGAAGAGCGTGCCAAGATCGGCGAGGAAAGATTCCGCCGTGAGTTTGATTGCGAATTCTTGATCTTTGATGAAACTCTGATCAATAGTGTTAAACTTGCAGAATTAGAAGGTAAAGAACCAATACTCACAATGGGGCAAACTAGATGGTATAAAAACATCGATCCAAAATGCACATATCTAATTGCGCTTGATCCTAGCCTAGGAACTGGTGGTGACTATGCCGCGATACAAATTTTTGAAATGCCTACAATGGAACAGGTTGGTGAATGGCGACACAATCTTACACCTATCCAACAACAGATAAGGCATCTAAAGGAAATACTAAAATACATCTACACACAACAGGTAGAAAAGGGTAATGCAAATCCTACAATCTATTACAGTTGTGAAAACAATACAATAGGTGAAGCAGCACTCGTTGTTATTAAAGATATTGGAGAAGAAAATTTTAATGGACTGTTCCTTTCGGAACCAATAAGAAAAGGGCATGTGCGTAAGTTTAGAAAGGGTTTCAATACAACGCACAAGACAAAGATTACCGCATGCAGTGGATTAAAGAATGCTCTTGAACGTGGAAAAATGGCCATACACAGCAAACCACTTATTTCTGAACTTAAAACATTTGTGGCACATGGTGTTGGTTATGGTGCAAAAACTGGTGAGCATGATGATTTAGTTAGTGCTTGCCTGCTTATAATGAGGATGGCGAATCAATTGGCTGATTGGGATCCTAAAATATACGAAAAAATGACGGAGAGAATGACCGAGGACGAGTTCCCAATGCCAATATTCGTCTCTGGCGGTTTTTGATAAATACTTTACTATGGACGCAACCAATAATATAGCAACCGATTTATTTTACAAGGTTAGAAGCAGATTTACCGGCTTAAAACTGGGCGAAAGCACGGGTATGATTACAATTAATCCGGAAGATGCACGCTTCTTTGATTTTGATTATACTGAAAATGACAAAATTTTAGGACACGTTAGCATAAGCCTGGCAGAGCCTAATTCCATGAAAGTGTATTTTTCAAGCGGAATAACAGAAGGCATGGACAGTGATCAAAAGGATAATTGGTACGGCTTCCTAAGAGAATTACGCAAATTTGCCAAGCGCAGGCTATTGGCATTTGATACTAGGGACATTGCAAAGGATAATTTGGATAAGAGAGATTATGCTTTCCTTAGCCAGTATTCAACACCACAGTCAGGTAATGACAAAATAACAAAACCCGTCGGAGAAACAGTAATGAATGAAAGCAATCTTTATGGAACTAAGACACAGAGTTTCCAAAAGTTAATGGACACGAGATTAATTATTAAACACAGCAAGACGCTTGCTGATGAATTTGAACAGAAGCCAGGAGATAGAGCAAGAAATATTTCTGCACTGTTCGTTGAAAACCAGGACGGGGAAAGATTTAAGTATCCTTTCATTCACCTAGCGGGTGCAAGAGCAATGCAGCGACACGTGGCTAACGGCGGGTTACCATATGACGCTATCGGCGAAAGCATCATCAAGATGAGTGAAGAGATTGCACAACTAAAGAGTTTCACAAATTACTGCGTGAGAAACGATCTAATGAATTCCGACACTAATAACATCGTTGAGCGCAGCAAGGCACAGTTGGACGGACTAAGAGAAAGAGTTGCACGTCTGGCCAAGCAGGCACACTATGAAAATTATATTTCAGAGTTTCAAGCACCTGAGGCAGTTGAAGTCCCAGATGACGTAATGGAAGAATACAAAGAAAAATTCACAATTAAAAACTTCAAAGAAGATATTGCTAACGCATTCCCTATCATATACAGACTAATGAAAGAAGAAGAGACAATAGGCTATGACGACATAGTCGGTATGACAAACGAAGTTTCATCTATGGGAATGAATAAGTATGGACTTGCTGCCAAGAAAGTTGATGGCAAGTTTTATTCATACAAGGATGGAAAAGAAACAGGCGGACCATTTGATTCAATGGAAGAACTTAAAAAGCATCAAGAAGATTTATTGAACAATGAATCAGTATCCGAGGCAGATGACGACAAAAAAGAAGCATTACAAGCCTGGTATGACAAATACAGCAAGTATGAAGGAACAAATGATTCAAATCTTGTGATTGGCATGATCAAAGCATGGACAGACTCAGGTATACTATCTGATGCTTATGAAGATGGTGAATGGGCTGATTATTTGAAAAAAGTAGGCAAAGAATCTGATGAACTTTCTGATGAAGAGCATGATGCT